CCAGTTTTCTCCTTTAGTTTTTGCGATAAAATCGCTTTGAAGAACATAATCTCCGATCAAGTGGCATATTATCAGTTTATATATTATTTCTATCATTTTTCTTCACTCCAATCCAGTTTCTGTCCGCACCTATTACAATAAAAATCCGCTTTATAAAGTCCCTCACTATTACAAGCTGGGCAATCACCTTTTGTCGTATAATATTTACCTGAAAAATCAAAAATAGTTTTCATGTTATTTGGTTTCATTGGAATCTGCTTTTTAATGCCTTAACTGCAACCATTCTAACTTCGTAAGTACATTCACCACCATAGGCTGTATCATCATAGCTTAATTCTTTTAATGCTTCTTCTGGTTTCATGTTAATCATCCTTATCGTCCTCATCAATCTCAACAGTTTCCAGATCTGCGAAATCACAACACATTGCAAATCCGTCAATCATTTTCTTCTTAACTCCAAATACCTCTATCATGTGAGAATTATTTTCCATGATTTTTATTATATCTGACTTTTTAACATATTCAGCCATTCTTCATCTCCTCCAACTGTTTTACTGCTTTTCTATAATCCCTATTCGCAGACCGGAACATCATCAAGAGTATTTCAGATACAGGCCTTGTCCGATTTCTTCGCTTTGCTTTTTTGATGCATGTAAGATCATTTGCTTCTGGTACATATATTCCTACATAATGTGGAATTTCAAGGGATACCGCAGCGCATACATCTGCCGGCATAACTAGATAGTTATAATCGCCAACAAAATTCAGCCCATGACCAGAGCGAAAATCTTCAGCTGATGATTTAACCTCATAACAATAGCAGTCACCTTTTTCTATCCCGGACACGCTATTATTCACCGGCACGAACCGCATATAATCCACCCTTACCGCATGATCTGTCGAATAATCGAATGTCACTTCCTTAGCCCAATAAATACGTGGATCATTGTGAGGATTGATTTTCTTTTCGATCATTGCTGATAGTTTTGCTGTAATCTCAGGTCTTGTCATTTTGAATATCCTCCAACTTCTTCTCAGCTTCTTCGCGAGTTAAAAATAAAAATTTGCCAAGACGATCATAATAATTTACAATCTGAATATATTGCAAACCAACTTCGGCTATATAATATTCTTTCCTGCTATCACATTCACATTTACAATCATAGATTTCGCATTTGTTATTTTCCTCACCGTATTCAGTGCATTCTGTCCACCTATAATTTACTTGATACAACACTTTGTTTAAATCATCTGGCAATCTCACAAGCAAGCCCTGTTCTTCTAAGTCTTCATAATCAGCAAGTTTTTTCAATACTGCCCTTATATCATCATTTGTCATTTCTGCTGGAATCGTATCTTCATATTTCCCATTTGTATACACAATCAAGTCATCCTTTTGCGGTCTTTTTATTCTTTCAGTTAATCTCTCCATCTACTTCACCTCTTTCATCTGACTTTCTACAGTATCTGCAAGTAAATTCAAGGACTCAATAAATGAGTCCGTCAATGCTGTTCTGTCTGGGTTTTTAGCAAATGCTCTGACAAGGTTTATAGCATCTTTTAACTTCTTCTCATATTCAATTACGTCTGATGCTTCTACTAATTCATATCCCAGTGTAAGGTCATATCCCAGTGTAAGGCTGGCATTTCTTGTTAGTTCTTTATTGCCATAGAACTTTAATATATCCGGGATCTGCTGTTCTTCAAATGGATATGGATACGCTTCTTTTCCGCCGTACCATCTATATCCTTGTTTCTTTGCTGCTTTCAGAATATTTTCATACTCTTCATGTGTTCTGATTAATACACATTTATTCGCTAGATCAATCATTTACTTCACCTCTTTCGTAATCGCATCAATACACCGATTCCAACCATGCATCTTGCCGTATTCATATTCTCCTGGCTTTTCCATTGACTTATATTTTGGCAATGGCTTCAATGGACACCAGTCAGGTACAATATTCAAATCTATAATATCTCTGGCATTTACCTTGCAGAACGGGTGAAGCACTCCGCTGCGTAAAACGCATAAAGCACAATATTTTGGCGTATTTATCACTAATACTGATTTACTCATCTGATTCCTCCTGTAACAATTCTGGATTGTCGAAAATATTTCCAACTGGCATAGTGTCTATCATGTTAATCCAATACCCTAAATCTTTTCTAATGCATTCGCCATCCGACCAATCTACATAGAATCCGACATGTTCTGCTTTCTGAGAATCAAAACAATTTTGATAGCATCCATATTTGATTGGAGCATAGATTTCTTCGAAACGATATTTGATAATATCATTTTCCCAAATCTTATTTCCGTTCTTGTCGTACAGTCCCGTGAACTGGCAGAGGGTTTCTATATCAATTATATTGGTATATACTGTAAACCGATCTGAATCCTTCCGATAAAAAATAATGTCCTTTCCCCCTATGTGATATTGATCTCTTAGGTAATATCCCTCAACCCATTCGCCATTATCAACCCTCTTTGCCTTGAAAAGAATCTCTCTCATTCAACTCCACCCTCCTTCACGATTTTGATTGCAACATCAATAGCCCTAACATATCCTTTCGCCTCATCGAATTGATATATATTTTCTTTTGCACACCTTTGTTTTTCCTTGTCTGCTAGTTTTAATTCTTTTTTTAATCTCTTCGTAACCTTGTCCGCATCAAAAGCCGTCGGCTGATTGTCAATTACTTTAGCGAGTTCACTCAACGACACGCATTTGAAATAATCTTCAAATTCGCCTGTACACTTGCAGTTTTTCTTTAATAAGTCCGCATCTATTAATCTACTCATTTATTTTCGCCGCCTTTCACGATTTCGACTGCTTTATCAATTGTATTTGCAATATTTTTGTAAGCACAATCTTTGTCTGCATCACCTGTATTTGCAATTGTTAAGAAGTATCTCATTTTTAATTCTTCTAATTGCTCAATAACCTTGTCCACATCAAAAACTGTCGGCTGTTCGTCAATAACTGCACCTATTGCAAAATCCATATCCGAATTTCCAAGAGAGTCAATTATTTTGTCTGCATCAATTAAACGCATTTTTTCATTCCTCCTTTTAGTCTTTCGTCACAAAAATAGCAAAGCACAGCACACATGCTATAATATTAATTACCAGAACATCCCATTTTTGACAGATTATATCTGCAACAATGTGTACGGCGCTTGCAATGTCTAAAGTCAAGAAAAAACGTTTATTCATTGTTCTTCAGTCTCCTCAATATATTCCTCGCATTCCTCCGCATATTCATAACTGTCCATATCATCACATCTGCACTGGCAAGAATCCTGCTTAGTACAGCAGATGCAGCACTGTGTTTCACCGTCCGGACACTCTAATTTACAATATCCCATTGATCCAGTCGCACTCCTTTTCGAAATAAATGTATCTGCTGTTTTTCTTGACCGGTTCTGATGTATCAATACAATACTTTATCTCAAGTAAAGCCTGCCAAGATTTAAACTCTTTTAGCGCGACCTTGAATCTGGTGTAGGTCTTCCCATCCTTTTTGAAAATTGACATTTCCATTGATTATTCCCTCCATATCTCAGAATCAATATAAATAACAATCAGATCTTCTTCGAGTGCAGTAATCTGTGTGGCTGTATTTTCTTTTATCTCTTCAAAAGTGTCTTTTGTATAGTATCCGCAATTTCTGTTTGTAGAAAATATAAGTTCACAGTCGTGCTCGCCTCTGACTTCTACCATTGTTTTCTTATCTATAACGTCCAATAACTGCTTTACTGTCATGTTTAGTCCTCCTCCCGCATGATTTCCTTTACGCATTTTCTACAGTAACAGCCTTCAAGCCCCTCTATCTTGTATAAGAAGCACGTCCAGCTCCTGTTCCAGATGCCTTTATCTTCGCATCCTTTACAACTACCTTGTCCGTTTCCCTCACATTGTATTATTTTTAACATTTATTTAGTCCTCCTTATATGGTTCCGGATAGTCCATCCATGCAACTACTGTTCCACCTAAAACTTTTTTATCCGTTCTCCAAATTCCATCAGTAGTATGCGCCTGTTCTACCAATACTATTCCATCGTCAAATACAACTGTAGCAATCACATATTTAGATGTTTTTTCGAACATTCCTCTTTTCCAGTTATCCGTTCCTTTAAACTTTGCAAATATGGAATCGTGTTCCTCTGGCAATCTTTCACTGACCGGAATCCAGCTAGTAGATTTTAAATGCTCAATAGCTTTCTTCTGTTCCTCTCTCGATTCGCAATGTATTACAAGGTCATAAGTATCATCATATGCACTAAATGTACCATCTTCACTCTGAACAAGTGTCATTTCATCGCTCATTTTTCCATCCTCACTTTCCCCATGTAAGCAACTGACACGCTATTGTGCAGTCCTCCATGATTTTATACTCCCATCTTCTTAACCAGATTCTTATTCAATCCCTCTTAACATCAAGCTTAATTTGCTGTAACAAGGACAAATTCTTGTATGATCAAAAATATCTTCCAGTAAAACGCAATGCGGAAAAAGTTGTTTTACCTCATAGATATGCTCTTTTTCTTCCCCGCCACGTTCTACGTATTTGATTCTTTTGCCAACATGCAAATCAAACGTTTTACTTATATATGCTTTAAGCCCATATATGTTCACTTTGCTCATTTTTGTGCACCAATCCTTCCTTAAAAGCCACTATTGCAGCTTCCTTACTGTGATGTATTTTTGTTATGGTTTTACATTCTGTGCATTCGCACCAATATAAATCTCCTCCATAATGCCGGTTATAATCTGCGAAAACATGAAAACGATTCCCACATTTAGGGCAAATCCTACTTTTGCCATTTTCAACATTAATTCCCATTCTTTCATTAAACATCGAACATTTCCTCATCTTCATCGTCAGAATCGAAATCTGACGTTTCTTCGCAATCGGTTGATTTATTTCTGGACATATTCTTGCCACGTTCCACCAGTTCCGCTCTCTGCTCTTCTGTTAATTCTCTTGGCGCTCGTAGTTTCACGTACTTAACTGGGACATGAGCAAATATGGAACCATCTTTGTTCGTAGCCATAATCTTCACATCTTCTGGATGCTGTTCTGCAAGCTTCAAGACTCTTCCTTTCATTTTACTGCCGTTATGTGCTGACACTTCTGCGTACTCACCACCACGAATCCACGCGATGCTACATTCATTGCAATTCTCTGTCATGATTAGTCCTCGCTTTCTCCAAATCCAAATTCTTTATTTATATTTATGGAATCAAATTCAAGTTTAATTCCCATTGTTTTTTTTGCTTCTTGGTATGCTTTTTCAATTCCGACTTCTTCAATGTGTTCTTTGGCAGAGTTTAGGTTTTCTAAGAATCTCTGATTGGATTTTGTAAATCCCCATGTTTTCTTAATTGCAAACAAACTGATAAGAACATTTGCAACTGCGATATAGTCCTCTGCTTTCCACAGTTTTTCCTGCGACTCTTTAATCAGTTCCTCACGCATTTCATCTTCACGTTGCATCAGATACAATTTCAAGGACTCAACCCTTGCCCCTGTTGCTTTTGATATTTGCTCCAGACTGAAATTTTTGAAATTGTACGGTGCACTTAAACGTGTCTTCTCAGTTGCTTTCTGCTGTCTCCTTCGTTCCGCCCTATTCATACTCCCACCAGTCCTTTCAGCTGACTTGTGATTAAGACAAATTCTTTCAAGAGTTTTCTGTCTAATGGTGTATTTCCGGTCACGGTATTATCGCCATCATAGACAACTGCGTATTTTTCGTTAATCAGTCTTGCGGATGAAACCGCATTCAAAACTTCTTGTCTGGAGCATTTCAGTATTTGTGAAATATCATCAGCGGTCATATCGCCAATCCATTGTTCATTCTCGAAAACACTGTATATTCTCATACTTCTGCCACCTTTTGATATTCATATCCAACAAGGTGAAACGCTCGCGGAGTATTCGGATGCGCAGTAGCAATCAAGCCATCAAGTTCGAGCTGCCTCATATGTCGTTGCACAGTCGCTTTTGATATGCCAAGGCTTTCGGAAATTTCTTTAAATGACGGTGCGTATCCATATTTTGTAAAATATCTGATAAGAAACAGATAAATTTCTTTTCTGTTCTCTTGTCCCTCGAGATACTTTCTTTCGGTGTTATATTTACTTACCATAGTTACCTCATTTCTTTTAACCTCTGGGTTCAGATCGCGCTCATATGCCAAGGAAGTTGCATGAATCAGTCCAAACCCAGAGGGCGTGCGCATATTTAGTTGTAATTATTTGGGATTTTGTCTGCCAGAACCGGCAGCTTTATCATTTGTAAGATTCTTCATCAAGAAGATTATTGAATTTCTCAAGTGCCTTTATAGACACCTTGTTGTTTGATTTCTCTGGTTTGATTGATACATCTAAGTGAGTATCAATGATATGTTTTAATTCTCTTGCAAGGGTAATTTTGCCTTGCTTCAACCCATCACGGTAACCTTTTGCTGGTCGGTAATCAGCGATCTT